CCTTATTGGTTTTGAGCATGGTGATGCTGCAAAAATGGATAAATTACCCTTATTAATGGCGCAAGAAAAATCGCAAGACTGGGCAGACACAAAATTTAGATATTGGTATTTACATCATTTGCACCATAAAATTAAATACAAATGGCAAGATGCGAAAGATTATATCGGTGTTACTGTTGAGTATCTTCGTAGCCCTAGTGGTTCTGATAGTTGGCATCACAGAAAAGGTTATTGTGGAATTCATAAGGCTGTGGAAGGGTTTATACACGAAAAAGAAAATGGACAAGTAGCACGTATTACACACTATTTTTAACCTTAAGATAACCTTACCAAAGGGTATTTATTACCC